GGTAAAGTTATAGCTGTAGAATTTGATGCAGATGGGTCTTGATCAAGTCTTACTAAAAATTTTTGTTTTGGGCCATATGCCAAAGGAACTTTCATAGTTTGAATTACAGCCCCACTATTATTTTTACGAACTATCTGTATATTATTAAACATAGTTCCAAATGCAACTATGACATTTCTTATCGTTTCGTGGTAAAATTGTTGTCCTAACATTATGTACTCCCTACATCACCAAATGGGTTTCTTTCTGAAAAATCTAAAACTGTGTCATCAAGGGTTTCAAATAATTCGTTTTGTGTTGTTTTATCTGTATCACCGTCACCTATTATATAGTCTTCTGAAATTAGGTACTGTGGATTACCTGTATCTGCTGCATTTTCAAGTAGAATACTTTCACCTACAGAACTTGAGTCATCTTCGTGCACTACAGTATCACTGTCTTCCATCAATACTGAATCTGTATATGTAAAATTAGTGCTAAATTCAAGTGCAATACTTTCGTTATAAGCAGAAGTTTGTTCTAAAGTAAATTGATACTGAGAGGTATCTTCACTTAAATCGTCTTCAATTGCATCAATAGTTGAAATACCAGTATCAATTATTTCACCAGAGTATTCGTACTGTTTACATCTAAGTTTATAAACAGGATTATTATCTAATTGATAGAATGGTTCATCGTGATCTACAAAACTAATTTCAAACATTTTTGCTAATACTGGATGGTATACTAAATCTCCTTCAAGTGGTCTATCAGCATCTGTGGTAGCTGTGTCCATGAGAATATAAAAATTATCTCCACCTATTGAAGTTAAAACTGAAGAGTTATCACTTTGACTTATAGTACCAGATTCTAAAAGAATAGAACCACCACTACTAGTATCTGTAGCATCTTCTATTGTAATTTGACTGTCCATATCTTGAAAGCGTTCTTTAGAAACTACAAAAGTAATCTCGTTACGATTTTCTAAGCCAAATTGTTGTATGATTTCTTTATCACCACCAAAACCTTCTGCATCTTCAACGTACATCTCTATAGGATGTTGAGTAGTAAATTTAGAAAGAGTGTCTTCCCCCAAAACATTATCTAATGCAACAGTGGTTCTATTGACATAATAAACATCATGTCCATATATTTGTATAGCCTCTTTAATTAGGTTTTGATACAAACTTCTTTCTGTTGCAAGAGAGTGTAAGTTATTGGTATGGAATGCGGTGTTGACAGCCATATCTTTATCCTACCATATAATCAATTGGTGTCTCAAATGATAATTGAATTTGTTCTTCTAACTTATCTAACTCTTCTAATGCTTGGGAGTAGATGGTTTCACCATTCATAGTTACACCACCTAACATTGCAACTCCATTAAATTTAGATAGGTTTGCACCCCACTGTCTTTTAATTAAAGCTGTTGCATATCTCTTTAAATATATATCATCAAATATATCTGTATATGTTGCTGGGTCTATTTTACGATAACATTCAATAATTAAATACTCACCAACACTAATGTCATTAGCCCAATCCATATCAATGTATAATCTATTTTGGTGTTGGTTAAATCTTACTGGTTTTTCCCCCACTAATATGTGAGAAAGGTAATCTAGATTTTGCATTGTCATTTGATAATGAATTATTGATGTTGAAGAAAAATCATACAAATCATTTAATCTAAGTTGATAACGAATATCAAACATATTATTTGTTGCGGAATCATCAAAAGGAAATATTTGAATTACGGAAACTACAGAAGATGGCATAGGTATAAAACCTTTACCTTCAGAAAATGTAGCAGTAACACTACTATCCACAGAATCAGTTGCTGTGGTTGTAGCATTAGAAGATGCTCGTGTAATATCGTCAGCGGTTATTTGATATTTTAAATACATCTTTTCAATACCATCATAATGATATTGTGCAAAATACTGTAATGCTTCATCAATACGATCATCTACTTGATCATCAGATACGTTAATATCAATAACACCAAAACCTAGAGCTCTCAGACAATAACTTTTAAATGTTGCTTTTGTTGTAGGTATAGCCATTATTTTTTCCTTTGTCTACTATTTAGGTATTATCGAACTGGAATGCGTTCCAACCTTGTCCAGATAATGTAATACCATGAGAAGCCAAAACTGACAATGGGTCTGTTGTTCCATCTTCAAATAATAGTCTATCATTTTCATTATCTGATGTATCTAAAACAATAAAGTCTCCTTCATTACCAACAGACGTTTCAGAGTCTTCATTTAGTAATGTTCCAGTAGCACCTGTTTCAGAATTTTCATTTAGTAATAATCCTGCATCATCACCCTCTAATAAAAGTCTATTATCATCTTCAAGAGATATTCTTTGTAAACCACTTCCTTCTAATAAAAGTCTAGTATCATCTTCAAGTACTATTCTTTGAAAGTTAAGATCAGTTCCATCCATTCCAAATCCAGACAATAATGCAATAGTACCTGTTTTATCCTGTAACGATGCTTTTCTATCTGCAGTCGGTTCATCAATACTAAAAGTTGTTTCAAATGCATCTGCTGTTGCACCCTCAAATACAAAAGCTTCTGTCACGTTAAAAACAGTTTGGTTTACTGTAGTTGTAGTTCCAGAAACAGTTAGGTCACCAGTTATATTTAATTCACCAGCGATCAATACATTATTATCTAGAAATGTTATACCATGCTGAGATAAGAAACCTCCAGTATCACCTTGCATAATATCTTCTAATAGTAATCTACTACCTGAACCAGTACCACTGCTATCTATTCCATCCAATACGATATCATCATCAGCATTTGATTTTATTCCACCAACCAAACTTACTAGTCCTGTCTGGTTTGGGAATGATATAGTGCGATCTGCAGTTGGGTCTATTACAGTAAGTGCAGTTTCAAATGCATCATCAGTTGCACCCTCAAATATGAAATTACCAGATGATAACAGATTACCATCTATTCCTCCAGATACACTCAATTTACCAGATAGTGATAAATCATTATTTAAAAATGTCATACCATGTTGAGACAGAAACCCACTTGTATCTCCATCCATAACATCCTCTAGTAATAGTCTGCCACCATCATCTCCACCACTACCATCTGATGCATCTAATACAATGTCATCATCAGCTGCTGTTGTTATACCACCCACTAAACTTATTAAACCAGTTTGATCTGGTAATGTGATAACACGACCACTTGTAGAAGTGAAGGCAGATATACTTGCTGCAGTTATACCACTTGCAAGAGTATTACCAGTTAAGTCTGCTGCTGCAGCTGCACCACTTGAATCTGCACCAATAAATTTCCCATCAGAAGAACTATACTTCAAAAACTTACCATCAACTTTGGCAGTAGTTCTTTGAACATCATCTAAAAACTCTAATCTTACTTCACCACCACCAGCACCAGACATTTGTGAAGAAGCAATTTGTTGTGAAATAAGTGACCTAAAATTATCAAACTCTTTTCGTAGAGATGTAATATCAGTTATCTCTTCTTTAATATCAGGTTTTTTCTTTTTCTTATCATCTAAATGCGTAATAGCATTATTTACAAGATTTACTTCTTCTTTTACTTCTATAGGTTTTGGATTATCATCTAGTTTTTCTAGAATTTCAAATTCTTCTTCTTCAATATCTTTAGCAATATCAACTACCAATTCTGTTAACACTGATTCAAGTGCTTCTAATTTAATAGTTTCTTCTTTTTTACTTTTTTCTTTAGTGATCTTTTTCATTTTTTCAATGTAAGACCGATAGACATTGGCTTGAGTAATTTTACCCATTTCTCTTGCTCGTTGTTCCATTGCAACGGCAGCCTGAACTTTATGTGCATGAGTTTTACCAGAGTTATCTATTTTCTTTACACTAGCCTTTGCATCCTTAACAGTTGCAAATTTTAGTCCATGAATAGTTCCCTTTGGATTTTCGTCTGTGTATAAATCAGAATGTTTGTTAGAACCAGCTGGTTGACCTTTTTTTCTAGGTATCCTTGGTTCTTCATTTTTTGCTTGTTTGGATGCTTCTTCTAATTCTTTGAGTAGATTTGATATATCAGCTGGAGTTGTTTCAACATAATCTTTACGTTTTTTTTCTACAACTCGAGCTTGTTTAGAAGCTTCTTCCAAACCACTAAAGAGATTTTTGATATCAGATTGATCTATTTTAGGTTTT